AGGGATTGAACTATCCTGTTAACGCTATTGTTTTGCGCCCTGCTGATTATTGGGATATTTTGAAAACAGAGAAATCTACAGGGGCTGGTTATGGTTTACCAGGGGTTGTGACAATTGATGCTCAAGGGAATTTACGTATTAATGGTATTCCATTGTTAAAAGCGAATTGGTTAGCTGCTAACAAGTACTATGTTGCCGATTGGACTAGAATTAACAAAATTGTAACAGAAGGACTTTCTTTGGAGTTTTCAGAAACTGAAGGAACTAACTTTGTTACAAATAATATCACAGCACGTATTGAAGCACAAGTAGGATTAGCAGTTGAGCAACCAGCCGCTATAATCTACGGAGATTTTACTGCAGTAGCATAGTTTTTTGATTTTTGATTGGTTAATTAAACCCCTCTATTAAGAGGGGTTTTTTAATTCTTCAATGTTTTTTGAAGGGCATTGTTGCATTTGAAGCAATGCAAGTCTAATCACAATATTTGCGGATTCATTTAAAACTTTTCCTTTAGCAATTGAGCGTTCTCCACTTTCAATTAGTTTGTAATTTTCTAAAGTTTTTTTGATTAAGATTTCAATTGGTGACATAGTCTTGTTGTTTTTAAAGTTATACGTTTTAGTTCTATTAGTTCAGGTGTAATTTCATTTCTATCTATTCCAAATTGATTATTTAACAATTCAATCATTCTTTTGTCTGAATTAAGCCAATTTTCTTTTGATTTTTTAATAATAGATAACCCTTTTTCTGATTCAAAATAATTTTTTCTTTTAATTTTAATATCGTCTTTATTATAATGATTTTTTATTCTATCTTTTACATAATCTTGTTTTCTATATTCTAATTGGTATTTTTTTCTTTTCTCAGTGTTTTCATATCTTTTTCTTAACTCTTTATGTTTTTCTGAATTATGATATTCTGAAAGTCTGTTTTTATAATGTTCTGTCTTTCTATATTCATTTTGTTTTTCTATATATTTTTCAGATTGATGCTTTTCCTTTATGTATTCTTTTCTTTCTGGTGTAGCATTTCTAATCCTTTGTTTTTTATTTTCACAATCTTTGCATTCTGAAATGTGTTTTTCTTTTCTTATTCTAAATTCTATTATTGCTTTTTCATTACTGCAACATTTACAATATTTTGTTTCCATAACATTATATAAATTAAAAAGACCCCCGTTATGGAGGTCTTTGAGTTTTTAAATAGTAACGTACATCTTCATACGTTTATCGATTACAAATATATAAAACTATTTTATTATAAAACAAATAAAATTTTATATCTTTGAAATAAAATATTTTAGCTATGAAAAAATACAAAGTAATAAAGGCTTTTTTTAAGTTATCTGAAAAGAAAAACTACGATATTGATGATGTTATTGAATTAAGCGCAGAAGATGCAAAAGCAATGGATTGGTATGTTGTAGAAATAAAACCTAAAAAATAATGATTTATCTTGAAATTATAACTTTAGAAACTGCAAAATCTTATCTAAAAATAGATGAGGGACAAACTGAAACCGATGCTGAAATAACAGCAATGATAAAGAGTGCCTTGTCTTATGTAGAGAAAAGAACAAATCATATTTTACAGGCTAAAACAAAAGTGTATTACAAAGATTGTGCTTTAGTGCAACAAGTGAAAGTTTTTGATTATCCAATTATTCCAAGTGATCCACCTTTAGAAATTGAATACCGAAATAGTTATGCTATTGTGCCTACCGTTGATAATTATGTGTCTTTAGATTTAGGCTATGAAACTATCGAAGATGTGCCTCAGGATTTGATTGATTGTGCTTTAAATATTGTTAATTTTTGGTTCTATAATTCAGAAACTAAAAATGCTGAAAATTCAATCCCTGATTTTGTGAATATGGTTTTAGACGTTAATAAAAGATTTGTTTAATGCAAAGTAGAAAATACACGAAAGCAATTGCAATATGGCAAACTACAACCGCCCCCGATGGTTATGGAGGAAACGTTGTAACTACTGCTTTAGTGCAATCTTTATGGGCAAATGTAACGGCTAAACGCTCATCAAGATTAAATGAAAATGGGCAGAACGATAATTTTGTAACTACGATATTCACGATTAGAAACCGTTACGATTTGGATTTATCAATCAAAGATAATTTTATAAAATACGGTGGATTGACTTATAATGTTGATTCTGTTTTAAATGTAGATTTAGATAATATTGATATTGAAATTTATGCAGTTCAAAGGGATTAACGATGCTATATCAGAGCTACGAAAACTAGGTAAAGAGGCTATTGCGGAAATCGAAGAACAAACTGAAATTTCAGCTAGAAATATTGAAAAATATGCTAAAAATTCAGCACCAGCTAATTTAGGTAAATTGGGACAGTCGATAAGAACTGAAAAAATAAACGATACATTATATAAAATAGTAGCAGATGCGCCTTATGCAGCTTACATGGAATTTGGGACGGGGACAAAAGTAGTAGTTCCTGATGAATTAAAATCTGTTGCATCACAATTTAAAGGTAAAAAAACGGGTAACTTTAAAACAGCTTTAGAAGATATTAAAGAATGGTGCAGGTCTAAAGGTATTTCAGAGAGTGTAGCCTATCCTATTTTAGCAAAAATTATGAGAGTTGGAATAACTCCAAAACCGTTTATGTACCCAGCCTTATTAAGAGGTAGAACCGAGTATTTAAAAGCCTTAAAAAAAGTATTATCTAAATATGGTAAGTAATTCTTTTTGATATACACTATGTGCTTGAATCTCATTTATAAAATACCCTAAGTTCTTTTGTTTCCCGTTCACATGTATTTGAGCGTGCCACTTATTAACGTGTTTTGCCCAGCTAACTCCAACATATTGACTACTACTTTTTAAATGCTTTTGATTAGCATTTTTTCTTTTCCATATTTTAAACTTTTAACATTCCCTAAACTACTGATTTCATAATCTTCAAATCCCTCTATTGTTTTCCAGACTTCCATAATATAAAAAGAATCCGTCAATGTTGCAGCATATCGGGATTCTTTAAATTAATACTTTTCTACACCTAACTGCAATTAGGTATACAAATATACAAATTAATTTAATACCTTTGATAAAATATTTAGATGATAAAATGACAAATCCAAATAAATACATCCGCAAAGCCTTATTCGACGCTATCAATCCAACATATCCATGTTTTGATACAAATGTTACAGGAAAACTTAATCCAACGCAATACGTAATTATTTCGACACAGGACAAAGTCGACACTATTCCTAATAAATGCAATCATCGTTGGGAAGTATCTACTTTATTAGATATAGTTTGTATTTACAACGGTGCTGGTAATGTAGGTAGTCGAGTTGTTAATGACGATATGGAAAACACTATTTTAGGACTGATTTCAGATATTGAAATCGATGGTTTTACGGTTGTAAATCGAGAGTATGAGTTCCCTAGTAATCTAGATTCAAGTAGTTCAACTCAAACTGTTTTTAGAAATTTTATAAGACTAATTTTAACACTGGAATAATTTAAACAATTAATTTTAATTTAGTCTAAATAAATTTTGTATCTTTGAAATAAAAATAACTAATAAATAAAAATATTATGGCAATTAAAGGAGAAAATGGTATCGTTTATATTTGGGACACAAGCGCATATAAACCATTAGCTTGTTTAACTTCAACAAGTTTGAGCTCTGCACTTTCTATTATCGAAAGTACTACTAAATGTTTCCCAGGTGTAACTAAAAAAACACCATCAACGGTTAACAACACTATTTCTTGCGAAGGGGAATTTATTGACACAACAACTGCTGGTGGCGATACTGCAAAAGCTTCGCACGATAAATTATTTTTATTGCAACAAGCGAAAACAAAAGTATCTATTAAATACGATACTGATGTTACGAATGTGGATTCAGTTAAATACTTCGGAGACGCTTACTTTACTGATTTGGAATTGACACAAGGTTCGGGAGACGAAATTTCTACCTTTTCAGTAACTATTGAAATTGATGGTGGAATTGTATTAACAGATCCAAACGATTAATGAAATCAATAATTTTAAATCTTGGCGGTCAAGACAGAACGTTCTATTTTGGATTAGGTTTTTTAGGGAATTTTCTCGAAAAAACAGGAGTTCAAATGACTGATATTGATGCAAAAATAAAAGAAAATCCTTTTAAATGGATTCCTGAAATAATGTATCATTCATTAGCTTTTGGTTACATTAGAAAAAATGAGTTTCCTGTTTTTGATGCTTATGATGTAGCTGAATGGATTGATGAAGAAACAGAAACAGTCGAGGTAGAAATTCCTTTTTTTAACAAACATACAGGTCTTTTTGAAACTAAAAAAGAACTTTCAAAAAAAATTATTAGTGATTTTTTTGTAGCTTTAAGACAATCTCAAACTAAAGATGTTCCAGAGCAAAAAGAAGTTAAAAAAAAAGTAACGAAAAGATAAATTGGAGTGAAGATGTAATTTCATTTGCTATTGGAGAATTAAAAATGCCTAGTTTGGAAGCCGTTTACGATATGACGTGGGCAGAGTTCCAAATTAGGCTTTTTGCTTATAAACGACAAGATTTGTACGAATGGCAGAAGTTAAGAGAATTAATGTGGACTGCTTACATTGCACCAAATCAAGACCCAAAAAAAATGGTAAAGCGCAAAGAATTATTCTTACCTTTGAATGGCGATAAAAAACAAAGTTCTGGTATTTCAGAAACACAAAGAGAAATGTTTTTAAAAGAGTATAAAAAATGGCAGGAGGCAAATTAGAAGTACAAATTGGTGCTGACATTACCGATTTAGAAAAAAAGATTAAAGAAGCCGAAGTAAATCTAAAAGAGCTGTCTAAAATAAAATTAGACCAGATAAAACTTGGATTAGACACAAAGGAAATTACGGGGAATATAAAATATGTAAAAACTGAACTTACAACTTTAAAAACGCTTGCTAAAGATTCTGGGAATGCTTTTTCTGGAATGACCCCTAAAGTGGCAAACGGGTCTAATGCCTTACTTCAATTTTCACGAATTGCACAAGACGCACCTTATGGCATCATTGGTATTGGAAACAACATTACCGCAACCGCTGAAAGTTTTGGATATTTAAAAGCACAAACAGGCTCGACAGGTGGAGCGTTAAAAGCTATGGCTAGTTCATTAGTTGGTACGGGGGGGATTCTTTTAGGAGTTTCTTTGCTTACAACAGGATTAACTCTATTGTCACAATCAGGGTTAAGTGTTGGGGATGTTATTGATAAAATTACAGGTAATTTTGATGATTTTGGACAATCGGTAAAAAAGGCACGTGAAGAAGCGGCTAAAAGCGCATCAAGTGAAATAGCTACAATGAATGCGTTGGTTGCGGTTGCTCAAAATAAAAATTTAGCTGATCAAAATAGATTTATTGCGGTTGATAAATTGCAAAAACAATACGTTGTTACTTTCGGTAATTTAAGTCAAGAAACAATTTTAAATGGTAACTTAGAAAAAGTAATAAGACGGACTACCGATGCTATTATTGCTCAATCAAGAGCTAAGGCTTATACTTCAAAGTTAGACGATTTGTCCGTGGAACAACTTAAAACTTACACAGAAATGCAGGAGGTTTTAGGAGAGTTGGCAAAAAAATACAAAGTAGGTGCAAAAGATTTGCTGGGTTTTCAAAATGCAATGAAAAAGGGTATAAAAGCAACTGATGGCTTTTTAAGAAAAATTCACAATGATGATAGAGGGCAATTAAGTGCTTACGATTTGTTGGGAGTTTCAGACATTGATACTTTTACCGATTTATATAAGAAAGCTGGAGAACAAAATGCAAAAGCTTATAGGTTAGGCTTAAAAATAGCTTCTGAAACAGGGGAGGGAATTATATTAGAGGCACAAGCACCAAAAACACCAAAAGAAGCCAAAGCAACCAAGCAAGATAATAGTAGTTTTGAACTTGAAAAACAGCGTTTGCAAAGGATTATAGAGATAAACAAAGAAATTTTAGCAAATGAAAACACACTTTATTACGATAGATTAAACGCTCAAAAAGCATTTTCAAACGCTACAATTTCATTAATTGATATTACCAAAACAAAAGAATTAACCGATTCTAAAAACACAGAAAATGACAAATTAAGAATAATTGAAGACGCTGCAAATAAAACAGTCGATGCAAAAAAAGAACTTGCAGACCGATTAAAAGGCATTCAATTATTTTCAAATCAAGATTTTTCAAGAGGCAATTTATTTGATAGTTTTAGCACAAATATAGTACCTACATTACCACCAATAGCATTGACTTTTACAGACCCAACGGAGGGTTTTTTGGCTTTTAATGCTAAGGCAAAATTAGGATTAACCGAAATGGAGTTGCTTTTAGCCGATTTTAGCGAAGAAGTAAACGAATTAGCATCCACTTCAATAGCTGGTGCGTTTCAAAGTTTAGGAGACAATATCGGGAACGCTTTAGCAACAGGTGGGAATGTTTTATCTGCTGTAGGTAATGGTTTAATACAATCTTTAGGTAGTTTTTTAGGACAATTAGGCGATAGATTAATAACTTATGGACTACTTTTAGCAGGTTTTGGAAAAGCAGAATTAGCGTTTAAAGTTGGAGACCCAGTTACTAAGATTGGTGCTGGTATAGCAATGGTAGCTTTGGGAGTAGCGGCTAAGGCTGCAGGGTCTTTAGTTAGTTCTGCGGGTAGTGGTGGTTTAAGTAGAGGTAGAGCATCATCTTCAACAGGCTCAAGCGCAAATAACTCTAGTTTCTCAAGCAGTGGCTTTAGCGGTAGTAGTTCAAGCGGTGGCGGAACAGTAGTTTTTGAAATAGCAGGGCAAAAATTAATAGGAGTGCTTTCAAATACTTTAAATGCAAATAAACGTTTAGGTGGTCAAACATTTTCAATATCATAATGGCAAATAAAATCACATTTCAGTT